GAGGCGCTGCATCAGCTACCGGCAAAGAAAGCATAGCTCTTGCTGCCGGAAAGGATTGCAAGGCAAAGGGAGCATTAGGATGCTGGATTGTGCTTACAGAACGTGGAGAATGGGATGAGAACACTTATCCTATCATTTCAGTCAAAGCGTTCAAAGTAGACGGTAAGTCAATCAAAGAAGATACATTCTATACTTTAATAAATGGAGAAGCAGTGGAAATGAAATAGCAATTTCATTCCAGCCGCATCAAAGGTAGTGCTATTACCGTACTAAAAGCCGTGAGAGAAGCGAAGTGCGCACCGCTTCCCTTTAACCTTGTACGGGCGGTTTAAAAACACAATACAATGGAAAATGAACTTGAAGAACTGTACAAGGAGCTGAACGAAGTCAAAGCTTGCGATTTGGACTATCTTCCCAAGTATTGGTATTCTTCAAAAGAAGAAATCATTTATCTTATAGAGGAAGACATTGAGGAGCTGCGCGCAGAACTCGAATGTAATCAATATGATTATACACCTGACGAACTCGAAGACGAAAGGATGTTTCTTTGCGTTAGTCAAGGACTACCAAGATATTGTTAAACTAAAAAACATTTATAATGAGTACAATAACGACAATCCCGCAGCTTAAATCAATGCTTGCGAATGACAATGTGAAAGCACGTTTCAAAGAAATTCTCGGAAAGAAAGCGCCGGGATTTATCAGTTCGATAGTAGCGGTTGCCAATAGCAATACATTGCTTCAAAAGGCAGAACCACAGTCTATCATGAATGCCGCTGTGGTAGCAGCTACTTTAGATTTACCTATCAACCCCAATCTCGGATTTGCTTACGTTGTCCCTTACGGCAATCAAGCGCAATTTCAAATGGGCTGGAGAGGTTTTGTTCAACTTGCTATGCGTAGCGGTCAATATAAGACAATAAACGTAAATGAGATATATGAGGGGGAGATAAAGAAGTCGAACCGATTTACCGGAGAATATGAATTTGGAGAACGCGCTTCTGATAAGATAGTAGGCTATATGGCTTATTTCAGTCTCATCAACGGTTTTGAGAAGTTTCTCTATATGAGCAAGGAAGATTGCGAAAAACACGGAAGGAAGTTTTCACAAACGTATAAACGCGGCACAGGCATATGGTCTACCGACTTTGACTCTATGGCAAAGAAGACAGTTTTAAAAATGCTACTTTCTAAGTTTGGTATCTTAAGTATTGAAATGCAACGTGCCCAAACATTCGACCAGGCTATTATAAAGGATAACCTGGCAGAAACCGACATAGACGAAGCCGAAGTGTCGTACAATGATAATCCCGACAATGAGGAAGCCAGACGCAATGCAATGAAAGAGGCTTTGCAGGAAGCGGAAGTTGTCGATGAAAACACAGGCGAATTATTTAATACTGAGACAAAATGATTGAACAGGGTAGTTTTGGATGGCTTCGCCAACGCCTGGGGAACTTTACAGGAAGTCGCATCGGGGACTTAATGACAAGCGGAAAGAAAGGGGAGCTGTTTGGGAAGACAGCCCTTTCATACATATATGAAGTCGCAGCAGAAAGAAACCTACTCCCTAAGTATATTGAAGATGATTATCTGTTTGAGATATACCAAAACCAGGTAAGCATCAACAACAAGTTTATAGAGTTCGGACACGAAAATGAAGATTTTGCCGCCGAACGTTACCAGCTTGTCACAAGATGCGAACTTGAAGAGTGCAAAAGTATACAGCACCCTACAATACCTTACTTCTCCGCTTCTCCCGACCGCATAGCGATTAAAGACGGCTTAAGAAAGGTGGTGGAAATAAAATGTCCAACTCCTAAAAAGTTCATGGAGTATATGAATGAGGTTAAGGATAACGATACGCTTAAATCAGTAAATCCTCTATACTTCTACCAAGTACAAGCGGAGATGTCCTGTACAGGATTGAGCAAAGCTGATTTTGTAGTTTTCTGCCCTTTCTTGAAACACAACATTCACATTGTAGAGATAACAAGGGACGATGCCGTAATCGCTGAATTTGAGAGACGGATAACCGAAGCAAACAAAATCATTAATCAAATACTGAATAGAAAATGAATTTAACCGGAAGCGTAAATTTGCTAAAGCTCGAAAAAGCGGGCATAGCAACAATCAAGAATAAGAAATGCGTTGTCATTCCGATAGAAGAAAACGACCTTTATGTAAGTATGGACGAGAACCTGAAAGCAAAAGCTGTCTATCTTAACGTTAATATTAATGAGCGTAGAGAGCCGAGCCAATACGGCAATACCCATTACTGCAAACAATACTTATCAAAGCAGTATAAGGATGCGAACAAGGCAGAAGCAGAAGCCAAGTCAAAGGTTTACCTGGGGGATTTCAAGCCTTATGAATTTGAGGGTTCCGGGAATGCCGCAGCTACGGTGGAAGCGCCAACCTTACAGACCGACGGGGAAGACGACCTCCCGTTCTGATGTGTAACCTATAAACATATAATATCATGCTATACGAATTTAAGCTAAAAGTAAACAAGGTTAACGAGAAAGGTGATGAAAAAGAAGTCACCGAACATTACATAACTGATGATGAACTTTTCGGTCATGTGGAATTGAAAGGCAATGAACTGTACAATGGCGATTGTGATGTTTTCGCAATCAGCCGAAGCAAGATACGTGAGATTGTCAACGAAAAGCAGGAAGATGAGTTCTTTTATAAGGTTACTCTTGTTGAGATTTTCGTAGACGACAACGGAAAAGAAAAGGAGAATAAATACTATGTTCTCCTTTCGGCAAAAGACATGGACGATGCCAACAAAAAGGCAGCGGAATACATGAAACAGGGGCTTCAAGATATGAAACTGGACGCTATTGCAAAGACAAAGATTTTAGACTTGATATAATTAACCGAAAGCCCTCTGCTCACGCAGAAGTCCCGTGAAAGGTTCGGGTTAAGTGATTTAATTTCAGCTAACAGTTAACTATCCCGGTGTGGCTTGACCGCCTATCCGGGAGCGATAGCCTGTGAAGGTGTTTTTGGGAAATAATTTTATCCATACAATCTCGCCAAGCCCAACCAGGATTACGCCAATGGCACTGTATACGGGGACTGACGAGAAAATGGGGAATATGGTAGCGTTGAACGTATTGGGCGGTTATTCTTTTTGATTGCCAATTATTTTGTTTTAAAATTAGTATTAGTTATTCATTAGTTTATTATCCTTTACCATCCAGCAAAATAACGTGTTCTGTTCGATTCGGAACTTCCCCACTAATACAATCCATTATGAAACTTACAGTAACCAAATCCGAAGGTGCAATCATTCAGAAGCTTATCGCAGACCGAAAGTCAGACATTCATAATATTGGAGGTGACAGCAAGCAGGCAGAGCGTCTAAGTAAGCTGAACAAGAAGATTGCAAGGCAGATAAAGAAACAATACAAGACATGAGTCCTTACGTAATAACTTCTGCGGTTCTTATTACTTATGACGGAAAGAAGATACCGTTGGAAAACATAGAAAGTGGAATAATGACCCGACCTATCCAGTTGACTAAGGAGAGGACACTCGATGCTTTCTCCATGATGAAAGATAAGCCGGTGGATGTGGAACTTAAAATCAAATATATATGAAGAAAAAAAGAGAGTATATTACAATCACAACCGAAACGGACATATATATAGACGATTATCTCGATGATTTTATGACCGTCGCCTCTGATGAAGATTTGATTGAAGAAATAGAAAAACGAGGGCATGTGGTATATAAAAAAGGAATCCCTATTACTCCTTTTGGAGAGCAACCTATTGAATTTAACAATCCAGCCGATTTAAAAAGGCACTTATGCGACATAGCTAATGCCGGCTATTGTATATCCAATGAAGAACTTATCAATGAAATAAAATTAAAACTACCATAATTTGCATGAGACATTTAGAAGACAAACTCCAAAAAGCTTGCGTAAAGTGGTTTGATTACGCATATCCTAAATATAGACTAACTCTCCATCACTCTCCAAATGGCGGAAAACGCAATTCAATCGAAGCAGCAAAGTTCAAGCAGATGGGCGTTCGTGCAGGATTCCCCGATTTGATACTTCTTATACCGAATAAGTTTTATCCTTTCTGTGGAGTTGAGCTAAAGACAAAGACGGGCAGGCAGTCGGAGAATCAGAAAGCCTATCAGAAGGAGTTTGAAAGTATCGGCGCCAAATATGTCGTTGTTCGGTCACTTGACGAGTTTATCAATGTGGTGGAAGACTATTTGAAAGATGTATGATAACAATAAAAGATAGCTTTAAAGTTCCCTCAATCAAAGAAGTTGTCAAAGAGATAGAGCATATACCGAAATGTCCCCGAAGCGGGGAGATGAACATTTTGCATTTATACATGGATAGAAAGCGTTTATTTATTTCCGACAATTACAGCAGTAAAGAAAATGGTAGAAAAAGCAAAAAAGAAATCTTTCATTTTTAATGTTGAATGGCAAGAGATACTATTAGGTTACCCATCGGAGGTTAGACTTGAAGTGTACGATGCAATCATTGAGTATGTTGCATCGGGGACAATTTTGGAGCTGAAACCAATGGCTAAAATGGCATTCTCCTTCATTAAAAAAGAAATAGATTACAATACCTGCAAGTACAATGATATTGTGGCAAAACGAAGCGAAGCGGGGAAAAAAGCAATGAATAAACGCTACAATAAAGATGTAACAAATCTAACAAATGATAGCAAATCTAACAAATGCTATCAAGACGCAACAAATCTAACTGTTAATGATAATGATAATGTTAATGAATCTCCTAACGGAGATAAAGTAGATGCTTTTCTCCCGGAAATATCAGACAAGCCTCTGAAAGAATGTTATGAGGAATTATCCGCCAATAGTTCATGGATAGAAACCGTTGTAATAAACAAGAGGTCTGCCGGACATCAGGACTTTACCCTGGAACATTTCCAGGAATATCTCAAAAAATTCTTTGAAAAACTTCAAAATGAGGGAGAAATCCGTAAAAGCCCTAAAGACGGCATGGCTCATTTTGTTAGGTGGCTGGATATTGAACTCGGGAAATCCAAAACGGACATGTATAAGGCAGCGAACGAACAGTTATTGTTGTCTGTCAAAGAGGATAAGAAAGGGTACTACCAATTCTTGTCGTACATCAAGAGGCAAGCTCCTTATTGTTTTTCAAATATGCGGCTGCCTACCGAGGAAGAGTTCTTGCTACTACGGGGTAAATACGGGAATGAGATGTTTAAAAGCGCATTGCGCACCATTGAAGGCAGGTCAGACATACGTTCTAAATGGGATGTCTTGTATTATGCTGTCTTAAAACAAATTGAATATCAAAATGGAAGTTAATGTACAATTACGTGATGAGGAAGCAGAGAAAATCGTTCTCGGTACTATCATAGCAGAGCGTGATGCCATAGAAATGGTAAGGGACATCCTAACCGAAGAATGTTTCTATAATCCGTTCCATGCGGAGATATACAAGGCGGTGATTCAGGTTGTATCATCAGGGAATAGAGCTGACCTTGTTTTCGTAAAGGGTAAATTGGAAGAAAACGGGGTAAAGTTCGACATTGTTGAATACATGAATATTGTATCGTGTCATACATTCGACCTTTACCAATACGCTTCAAGACTTCAAGATTTACACATACGAAGGAAGTTTTATTCAATCGGACAATATCTTGTTTCCAACTCATACACTGAGGCAGAAGATATTGAAGATGTGGCAAAAAGGGTCAATGAAGATATGGCTTCATTGTTCAAATCGAGCAGTACCACCGTTTCTTCGATAAATGAAGGAATTGAAAATGTGTACAAAATGATTAACGAGAACCTATCCGGCAGCAAGCCACTGACTGGAACACCAACAGGATTTGAGAAGATAGACGCCAAATCCGGAGGATTGCAGAAATCTGATTTGATAATCGTTGCAGGTGAAACATCGCAAGGAAAAACCTCATTGGCAGTGTCTATGATGCGAAATGCGACCTGTTCGGATGCAAAGATAGCCATGTATTCAATGGAGATGAAAAAAGAGCAAATCGCAGCTCGTATTCTCTCTATGGAAAGTGGAGTACCAGCCAATCAAATCATGTATTCGAGACTTACCGATTCACAGATACAGGCCATTGACAAAGGGGTTGGAAATATTGCAGGGAAAAGCATATACTTTGACGACCGGAGTACATCAAACATAGACACGATTATATCCTCTATCCGTTATATGAAGATAAAGCATGATATTGACGGTGCCGTGATTGACTACCTGCAAATATTGAATGTCAACATGAAAGGTGCTAATAAGGAGCAGCAGATGGGTGATGTAGCGAGAAGATTGAAGAACTTGGCAAAAGATTTGGATATATGGATTATCGCCCTTTCCCAATTAAACAGGGACAATCTGAATCCGGTTCCTACTCTTGCACGGCTTAGAGATAGCGGACAGATAGCGGAAGCTGCCGATGTGGTAATTCTCATATATCGTCCGGAAGTAAAAGATAAGCCTTATCCGGATGAATTTAAGAACGTAAGCACAAAAGGTACTGCCATGATTGATATTGCCAAAGGACGTAATATAGGATTATTGAAATTCATATGCGGATTTGACGCATCAACAACCAGATTTTACGATTTGGATTGTGTGCCAATTGGTAATATGAATGATTCTATCCAAGAAGAACAGCCTTTCTAACAGGACATAATGGCAAAGAAAAAAGAACCCCTCTCCCCCGTCCACTGCCGCCAATGCTCATACGCCACAGACTTTATCGAGAACTCATGCTTTTGTAAAATTAGAAGCCATAGAGTGTGCGCTTGTGGCAGATACGGCAGGATATGCGAGAAATTCAAGAAAAAATGATTATGGACATAGAGATTGAAAAGAAAATCGAACAATTGGAGTATCAGCGCATGATTGATGAACTTGCAAAAGAGAGCAGAAACAAGAGTATGAACAAGGCAGAACACGCAAGGCAATGACTACCGATGCAGCAACCAAGATAATCAGCAAGTATGAGAACCTTGTAGTACTCTGCACTTATAACATATTGCTCACGAACGACATCTGTTGCGGGCAGGTTATCGAGAGCCTGCATGCGATGAAGAGAACGCCTTATTACAGACAGGCATTCAAACGGTATTTGAATGATGCCGACAAGGCAAGACAGGAATACGAGCGTACTGTAAACAACGTTATCGGTTCAGACCGGAGCGAGTTTTTTGCCGACTGCAACGACAAGTATACGGAAGAAGTGAACAAGCACGTGGATATGTTGTATTGGCAGTTCAAGCAGGCTCTTGACGATAACGGCATATCCCATTCCGCAGAGATTGCAAGGTTCGAACTTGCAAGGACATTGTGTGATTACGCCTGCATCCAGTTTGACGAAAGGATTAAAGAGCTTCGGAAGAAAGATGCACGGTTCAACGGGTTTACGTTGGAATACCTGAAACTTTCCAATGTGGCAAGGGTGATGAACCTTGCTTCCGATAGTTTGAAAATCGGGAAAACGGTCAATATGAACACAGAGCGGTGCACGGCGGCGTTTGATGTGCTGGTAAGAAAGCTGTCGGATGCGGATAATATTGCCAACGCGATAAAAGTTTAGTGAGATGAAACTTATTTATAACCTTATAACCCTCCTCATGGACTGGCTCTCGGTAGAGGTCGGAGCGGATGAAGAGTGGTTCTGAATCAAGACATCATGGTGCAAAATGTGTGTTTCGGAAGACAATCGGGAACGGAATAAAAGAAAGGAAAACAAATGAATTTACAGTCAAAAATAGATTATTCAATAACCTTGCTTCGCAAGAGTGAAAGAATGGCATTGGAACTTGACCCGGAGAATGGATTCTATTTGGCATTCTCCGGCGGAAAAGATAGTCAGGCATTATACTATATTGCAAAACTGGCAGGAGTAAAATTCAAGGCTCACATGAACCTTACAAGTATAGACCCGCCAGAGGTTATTCGCTTTTTGAAACGGAATTATCCGGATGTGGAGCTGATAAAGCCTAAGATGTCAATTTACGACATGACGTTGAAAAAGCATTTAATTCCAACAAGAACGATAAGATGGTGTTGTGCCGAGTTCAAGGAAACATCCGGT